GTAAAAAAGGATGAGAAATTATTTAAGCATTTTTCTTTGAATAATATTGCTTAGTTGTCAATGTTTTGAAGATATTCCGAGACATTCCAAAATTTTAGAGAGATGAGCCATATGTCCACTTTGAACAAAAATCTATCTTATACCATGGCCCAACATTAACTTCTGACACACACTGCGCCAAACCGATAGGCTATTAAGCTCGTTTAACACGAGACGACAGTCTTAAAATCGATTATTAAATACTAGCAGCTAATTTAGGATGACAAAGAATCACAACATCATCACCTGCAGCGCGTACTTTTATCTACTTAGAATTCCAAGGATTCACCACTCCTGCTTATTGAATATAATAAAAAGCATACATTATTGATCGCAGAGTGTTCCCTAGAGTAGTTCTAGTAGGATGTCCAGAAAAAGTAGTACCATAGATCTTATTATATATCCAATTAGATTAAATATATAGTCTATCTCGTCCTTTAAATTGTTAAGATCCGTGTCCAAGTGACCATAATTTCCAAATTTAATTAGGCCATGCGCGGTGCTTCACACTTGGTAACTTGGTAAAACAAACATTATTCAAGTCTGTACTGGCATTGTAGATTCCCTCAGTAACAGCTTAGATATCTGCTTTGAATAGATTTGGATATAAAGTCCTTGATGTTTACAAAAGTTTAGCGATTATAGGTTTGGTTATTTCCCAGAATCTGTTGTCAACAATTTGTAACAAACAAGCTATTTGCGTAGAATCGAATCCAGATCCATCAATACAAATACTTTTCCAGTCTTCTCCGATATCATGAGTGAAAGATTATTTCAATTAATCTTTGGTGAAAGCTTGAACAAATTAAGGAAAACGTCTCTTCAAAGGCTTCCAAATTTAGGCTTGAATTGCTGATAAAAGTCCACATAAAACTTATTCAGGTACCATTATATTTCTTGGTCTCGTAGATTATTTGTAAAGTATTCCATTAAGAGAATAAGAATTTTGTCCAAAAAATCCTACTTATCCGCTCTTTACCATTGTAATGAAACTACCCAAATATCTTTTATTATCTCCTGAAAAATGTCTTACTATACTCCTATAATATTTTTATCTCTTAGCCTAAGAAAAATCACTCTTATTTCTGACAAAACTTATCGGATCGAATATACTGTTATCAAATTCTTTCATAAAATTTTATAGACGAACAGCATAAACTTTTTCAACCATCTATTTGAATCTCTACAAATGTCGTTTTTAAGGGTTTAAAGATGGAGAAAGATGTCTGTGATATAGAGCATATAAAGCATTTTTTATACTCTTTGAATTCCACTAGAATTCTGGCTTTCCGTTAATGAGTTTTAATCCTGTTGGGACTGTAATTAAAGTTTAACTCATTTTGGTAATGGTATTATCTTTTCCATAAACTAAGCCGCTCTATGTATATCTTCT